CAATATAGAATTATTGCTAACCCAAGAAGATAACAAATAATTATTTCTTATTATAAAAAATTGAAAGAAGGAATTTAAAAAATCCCTTTATTTTTTTTATCAAGTTAAACCTAAAACTTTATAGCTGGCCGTTCCGCCAACAATCGTTGACAATCCAGAATATTTTATTCCAGTTAGACGATTCGAAGTGCTAATCCAACAAATACCGCTAAATTGACCTGGAACGTTATTAGAACTTGCTACACTGTTAAACATAACGCATTGATGTGTACCACTGGTGTTAATTTGCCAAAGTATTTCATGCATCATAATGTTACCTGCCTCAGCATACCCCATTCTGTTAGTAGTTGCGGAAGTTGCGTATGGATTCCATACTGGTGTGTTTTCACCTTGTTGGAATAACGTTTGATTAGACGTGACTAATCCACCACTATCATAAAATTGAAATTCGCAATAGTTACTTGCTGTTTGTTTGTAATCGCAAATCATTTTAACGTATTTGTAATCGTCAAATATTGTTGAAGCTGCACCGCCTATGTCGATTGAATCACCGCCATCTTGATTTTCAATTTCTATCCATGAACCAGAAGCACCACCCGCCCCCCATGCAGGGATGTTACCCGCTGAAACAGTAAGTGAATCTGCAACAGACCCTATAGCTAAACGTTGTAAATGGATACCGTCTGAATAAACAATATCACCAGAATTTAGTGACATTTGAGTTACATTGTCTGCGTCTAAAGCCCCTCCATCCTGTGATACTGTACCATCATGTTTGTGGGCTTTAAGAATATTAGAACCACCACCCGAAAATCCCATTGTTTAACCTCTATCTCTATTAAATCTGGCCTGTTCTGTTGAAAGATACATTGGGGTCACTTGTGCTAAGAGGTCTGTAGTGCCTGCTGCTCCTGGTGTAACTTGCACACTTACCACATTTTGACCGTTTATGTTTCGGTCTGCACCTGCACTTAGAGAAATTGCTGGTTGACCGTTTACTGAAAAAGTACATGGATTTGTTCCATCCTGATTTATAATTGCTACTGAAATTGCTATACTTCGATATAATGTTGGGTAATGAATTGTAGTTGCTCCTGCTCCTGCTGCTACAACATCTGAAACAAAAGTACTTTCTGCGGTTGTATCATTTGGTTTTACAGTAACCCTATAACCTTGAATTATTTGAGGCATAAAGCCACCTTAGAAAAGATTTGCGTATTTCATTAAAAATGAATATGCTGCAATACCACCACCTGTGGCGACTTGCCCAGACGAAAAGCTTAATTGTTTTCCACCAGAAGCACCGCCTACTGAAACTGGAATTGGGCCAAATACGACTCGACCCGCACTAGCTGCTGAACTGGCGACGGAAAAGTTTGACACTCCTGATTGTATACCGTTTACTAGAATGTTTGTTTGATAAGCTGCTGCTCCTGGTGGGTCTGGATTATTCACACAGTCCAAAATAGTATTACTTTGGTTTAACTGCTGAATTGTGAGACCAGTGACATCATCTGTAGAGGGTGTAAATACGTTAAGTATAGCACCTGTGGTCGTATAGCTTCTCATCAGTGGAACGGCCATTATAGACTCGTCTCCTGTAAGTTGCCCATTGAATTAGAACCTGTGAAGGTTGCAGTTGATGCACCGATTATTGATGTTGCTACTGCTCCTATTGCTGATTCAATACCACCAATTCCATATGCTGCTGCTGCTGGTATTATTTTGCCTATTGTACCTCCTGCCATTCCTGGTGAAACTGCACCGAGTATGACGGTTCCTAAGGCTGCAATACCTGCACCTGCTAGAATCTTGTTAAGTGTTTTACCTGTCTTTAATTTGAGTGCCATTCTACATTCTAAGAATAGAGAATGACTTAATAAGTATTCCTTAATTTATAATATATGGTTATTGGCAAGATTGGAAGCTATTTAGCTCTTGGTCTTGTTGGTGCTTTTCTTCTCAATACCTTAATCAGACCTGGTTCTGCAGCCGCCACTGGTGGAGCATTACAAGAAACTGGTGCGGGTATAGCGTCCATAGGTTCAGGAATAGGGGAATCTTTAGAATCTATTGGTATAGGTGCTTCGAAATTGTTCAATCCCCTTTTCACTTTAAGAGATTTAGTATTTACTTCTGATGCTGGAACAGCAGCGGGAGTAGGTGCAGTCAATCAAGCACAAGCAGAAACCAGTAGTTTTACTAATATTTCTACTCCAGTAGCTAGAACACTTACGGCCTCCAATGGTAGTGATTCAAGTAGGGCAACATCCAGCCCTTCGACTTCTGGTTATTCATCAGGTGCTATTACTTCTCATAGAAGTACAGGCGGATTTGGTAGAGCAAATTGAAGAAGGGTTCAAAGGCTGCTAAAGCATGGGGAGCAAAAATGCGTCGTTTAAGAGGCAAACCCCGAACCACAAAAAAACGAAAAAAATCTAAGTCCACAAAAAGAAAACGTTCTACACGTAAGTATCAAGTAAGAAAAACAGCTAGGAGAGCATATACTGGTCTAAAAAGGCGGGTTTCTAGGCGTCAAAAGACTAATTCTGCGTGGAATTTCTAAACCCAAACATATTTCTCACCTTTACATTTAGGGCAATCAATAGTAGTATTATAAACAGGGTCTAGTTTATTAGAATTAATCTGTGAGTCTACTGTTCCTACTATACCGTGAGGAATACCAGTTACGGTATCAGCACATAAGTCACAAGGTAGATACTGTTTGATTTTCAGCTCCAGGTTCGGTCTTTTTATTATTGGCTGTATTGGCTGATTTGATTTTTTCATAAATTCGTTCAACTATAGCGGGGTCTTTCTTAACTGCTTCCTCTACCTGTGGAACCAAGAATGATGCAGCCTTTCTATACTTGTTTGGTATCAACTGCATGATAACATCACCGAGGCCTGAGTTCTGCATGTCATTATCTGTTACTGTGGTTCCTTGTTTCATTTTGTTAATACTGCCTTTAAGTCGTAAAATTTCTTGTCTATAGTCTGCTGCATCAGCTTTTTTAATTTCCCCTAAATATTTAATGTCAGCTTCATAATCTTTAATCCGCTGCCTGCTGTGTTTGTTAATAGAACCCCTATTCCTAGCAATAAACATACAGGAAACACCTGCAGATACACACGCCACCAAGATAAGTGCTGCTGATAAAACTTCCATACCATAATTATAAAGATATTACTTACATTTAACCCTGTTTACCCTAGCTACAACCCTAACTAATGTCAAAAAAAGCTAACAAAAACCAATAACTAACCTAATGATTATTTGAATTTGTCATAAAAGTTTCGTGGAAGAATCAGCGCAGTACGCTCCTAGGGGATATGGTATTGGCCTGGGGACGAAAAAGAAGGGGGCTGGAAGTATATACTAGTCAAAATTTTTTATAATATATATTATTATAGAAGTACCGACTTAGTATTATTATGACATTAAACCCTGACTATGTAACCAAACAAGAACGTGAACGCAGATTAAAGGCTGCACAAAAAGAAACCAAAGTAGCCAAAACAATTTCCATCCCGATTAGTTATTGGGCGTTGCTTGACCAGGTTCGAAACAAACTAGCAAAGAAAAACGCTAATGAGACTATCATGTATTGTATTAAAGAAATAGGAATAGGGGAAGGAATAGAATCTTGAAAAAAATGACCTCAAAAGTTCAATCGGAAATGTATCTGCTGGGTGTAATGCACGGCCAACAAAAGATGAGAAAAAAAATGCTGGAACAATTAGACCATCTAATATCGGAGATAAGGAATGACTACTGAAACTATCCCTAGAGAAAAATGTAGATTTTGTCACGTCTATTTGCCTAAAAATTGTTCAAATGATATTTGTTTAGAATGTTCTAAAAAAAATGTGATTTAAAATGAAAATGGAAATAATCGAAAGTGATTTGAATACATTATACAAGTGGATAAAAAATTTGAACGAACTGTGTAAATCACAAACCGCTTTGATAGAATCACATCATGATGTAATAGAAAGTTTAGAACAACGCCTTAACAATATAGAATTATTGCTAACCCAAGAAGATAACAAATAATTATTTCTTATTATAAAAAATTGAAAGAAGGAATTTAAAAAATCCCTTTATTTTTTTTATCAAGTTAAACCTAAAACTTTATAGCTGGCCGTTCCGCCAACAAT